CAAACTTTTTGAGCTGCAAATTGGTCATTTCCTAATGGTATACTGGGTTTTTTCCGCACGTGAAACACGCGCTGAATGTTTTCTTGTGATAGAGTAGTATGTCAGCATCACAAATTTTGCTGGCTGGACATGGTCACGAAGACCAGTGGTTGTCAGAACACCCAAACAGAACCTACTTTGAGGTCAAGTACGAGAAACCAAAAAACTTTATGGCATATTCGTACGAAGTTCCATTTGACCAGACTGCAGTGTACTACGGCGATACATCGACTTGTAGGCTTCCGACAAAAGGTGACTTTTCGAAACGATTTACCCTTCGTTCAACTTTACCGGCATTATATGAACCCTTAGGACCTGGATATGTGTATCCCTTGTACACAGACCAGGTGTATGGTGCCGTGTACATCCCAAATGGAACCGTCGCTATCCAGCCCGGGGATTTTGTCGGATACTTTAACACACAGTTCCAGATTGCATGGACGACAAATTTCGTAGGAACAGCCAACATAGACGTGGCGTACGACGCTTCACTTATCAAGTTTGTGTTCACATCGACAGTGTACGATTACATTTATTTCCCAGATGACATGAGCGGTGTTTTTTGGGGGTTTGATCCACGGTCGTTTGATTTTGTGACAACAGGGGGGTTCAAGGCGTACAGATTTGTGAATGGTGTCATTACAGCTCCATTTACACTCTATCAGGCGGGGTGGATCCGAGGGTTCACACCACCCCCTGACGTCGGGTTTTCATACGTCGATTCAGTCGCATGTAGGCTCGTCAAGAGCGCGACGCTTCTCATCGGTGGTCAGACGATTGATAAACTCACGAGTGAAAGACTCATCATCGAGGATGACCTCGGCGTCGCCTATGAAAATCAGGCAGGTCTTACGATTCTGGAAGGCAAAAATGACACGTCACCAGTGTATGCACCGAGAGAATACTATACGCGTTTGACATTTAACACCGACAAACTGAACATGAAAGCACTTTACAATCAGGATGTCCGAATCGACATTGAGTATGAAAAATTTGAAAATCTTCCTTCGAATTTAATCACAACAAACGGGTTTTTAGATGGAGCTTCGTATGTAACATCAAACCTTCAAGCTATTACAGCTGATGGTATAAATAATTTCAATGTACAGTCGGTTATCGGCTGGAAAAACTACGTCATCATGGGTCCATTGCAGTCTGATTCTTCATTTCGATTTTATAACGAAGATACCGGAACATTTTATAAATGGACGCCGGGAGGTGCTTACAGTGGTTCGTTTATAACTGTAAACGGCGGAACCATATACAGATCAGCAGGTCCGTATCTCAAAAGAGCAGATTTAAATACCGTGCTTGCAGCGAGCACAACCCCATGGACGACGAGTACGGTAGGTGTTTTTTCTGTATTTCCAGTCATCCCATATGGCGATGCAAATAACACAATTATTACTGTACTCAGTGACGCTCGCTACGTGTACTTGCAATATGCAGTAAATTATTATATCATTGGGTCAACGTTTACGAGTTTGGTGAGCGGTACAGTTGATGGAACGCAAACAATATGGACCGTTACATATCGGTTTTACAATAAAACAGCTCCGTTGTCTCCAGCTGACCAAGCAGCTCTACAAACATTCTGGGCTACATATGGGTCAACTACATCTGTTGCCGGTCCAACTATATTTCCATCGAGCAGCGTAATTTCTTCAATGACGCAAGTTGGTTTAAATGTCACTGTCGTTGGAACGTTGACGTATGCAACTGCTACACTCACAGGTGCCGCACATATACCAGCAATTAATCTTCATAGTAATTTAATATGGCTACAATATGATTCGACTGGCGATTTTAACTCATCGGCTTCATATCAAATTATTCTTTTACCTTCAGGTCCCGCCACAGGCTCCCCGATATCTGTGAAAGATGCTTTTCCTGGTATTTTTGATGCACAACAACTTACAAATACGAATTATTACTTCAAGCCTGTATTCGATGGTCGATATATCTATTTTGCAACAGTATCTCCATACATAGCACAGTGGGATACACTTAGCGGCGGATATCTATTTACAGACGCTGGTACATTTTCTCCAAATCCACTGTACAACTCCTTGATGTTATCTGATGGGAGATACCTATACATGGGTTCAAGTTCTGTACGTGGTTCAAATGGAACCTTTTCACGATATGACACCACACTATCAATTTTTCAACAATCGTCTTGGGAATATTTCACAGGAGATACGTTAATTCGTGCGAATGATTTTGAATTTAGTCAAGCTGTTGGTTTTGATGGTAAATATATGTATTTTTTCACAAACTTTGTTGAACAAAGCGCCATCTTTCCAATTACTGATTTTTCAAGAGTGACAACATGGCACAAATATGATACAACAAAACCTTTTAATGATGTAAATTCTTGGGAATGGATTGACTTTCGCCCAGATGGAACAATTAACGCTTCAGATGGTTCTCATCCAAACATATCACTTCTTACTCACCGTACAAATGTTCTTAATACAGATCCGACATATAGACTTACAATACAAGGTATGAGGTTTGTCGTAGGTTCAAGATATATTTACATTGTAGAATTCGATGACTCGCCTGATCCAAACGCGACATATCAAGATTTTATTCAGTATAATCCTTTGACAATGGCGGGAACACTCGCGTCAAGCATGATTATCAAGTATGAAACCTTTGACGAACCAGCCCCACCACGTTCACAAAACCTGTACGGTCAAACAATAGTCAATGAGTTTACGATTCTCCAGGGGCAAACAGAAGGGTCTTTTCGACTCGACGTACGTGGACCGGTTCGTGAGTTTTGGATCACGGTCGATTCTCCAGGCGTTATCAACCATGTTGTATTCCGTCTGAATAACGAAATCCTCGTCGATGACGATCAAATCATGACACGATACATTCGAGCGTTCGAAGCGCACACGAGCATGCCATCGTCGAGCAATGTCTGTGTGTACTCTGTTTCTTGGGACCCAGAGCGACTTGCACCATCTGGAACCGTGAACATGTCGCGTGTCGCTGAACAATACGTAGACGTCACGTTGGTATCAGCAGCCCCCTCGAATGTAAAACTTCAAGTGTTCTCTAAAGTGTTCAATCTTCTCGCCATCCAAGGCGGAATCGGCGGACTTATTTTCGACTCGTAAAGTAGAAGAGGAATGGATTCCTCGACAGGCCCACCGGCTCAGTTTTCACACCAGGTGACACGCCTTCAATTCCCAAAAGATGTTCACTTTGGCGATGACATTTCGATATGGATCGCCAAAGTGGGTGACGTGGCTCTTGGCAACATGTACCTCCGGGTCGATTGGCCCGTCGCAGCTTCAGTCGACGATTCGACAGGCACGCGCATGATTGAGTTTGTCGAACTCCGGTACGAGAATGACCTCCTCGAGCGTCACTACGGCGAATCGCTCGAACTCATGAATGATCTCACCGTCACGACTGGGAAGCAACCGGTTCTGACGACACTCGTCGGCAAGGGTCTGACGAGTAATCTGTCGGCGTACTACATTCGCATGCCTTTTCGGCTCAATTTGCCCCTGTGTGCACTCGATAAAGCACCGGTGTTTCGTGTCAAGTTTCGAGCCAGTCAAGAGTTTTCAACCCTAAATTGGACAGCAGCTATCAATGTCAATCTGTTTGTCGATTACGTGTACGTGACCAAAGCCGAACGTGACTATTTCAAAACAGCAAAGATCGATTACCTTACCCATACGATTCAGAGTCTACAGTTTACAGTAGGTGCAAACATCACAAAGTCGTCATTCCTGACTGAGTTTACACGACCGGTCAAGGAACTGTATTGGGTTATCCAGACGGACGGATCAGCCGCCTATGACTATACGAACATCGGAGCCGAACAGCTCGTTTCGTTGCGTCTCCAGTTTAACGGCGTCGACGTCATCCCTGTCGAGATTGGAACACCTCTGTTCCTTCGAACAATTCAGGGGCTTGAGAATCACACACGTGTACCTGATCGGCAGTTTTACATGTACACATTCGCACTGGACCCCGAACACCCGACGCAACCCACTGGATCCGTGAACATGTCCACAATGACACGCCAGATGCACACACTCGAACTGTCATCGTGTGCATATTCACGCCAGATTCGGGTCTACGCCGTGACGCACAACGTCGTTCGGATTGCAGACGGTGCGGCAACGTCACTGTTTGATACAGTTCAGGAAGGTGGTACTACACTAGCTGGACTTGGAGAGTTAAGCACCCTTCCTACTGCAGGGAGCGCTCAATGGGCGACGCGTATTGGAGGTATAGGTGATGAGATTGGGAGCGAAATTTCAGTAGACGGTTCTGGAAATTCGTACGTCGTAGGGATTTATGGTCCTAATCCTGCTACAATTTATAATGCAGATGGAACTACATTTGGAACTTTGGTAAACAGTGGTTCTTTTGACGTCTATATAGTAAAGTATAACAAGGCTGGAACCGCTCAATGGGCGACGCGTATTGCTGGTTCAACTGTAGACGCTGGGTATGGTATTTCAGTTGACGATTCTGGAAATTCGTACGTCACGGGGTATTATGATTCTAATCCGGTTACAATTTACAATTCAGATGGAAGTACGTTTGGAACTTTGGTAAACAGTGGTTTTAGTGACACCTTTATAGTCAAGTATAACACGTCTGGAACTGCTCAATGGGCGACGCGTATTGCTGATGCAATTATCGAGTATGGATACGGTATTTCAGTTGACGATTCTGGAAATGTGTACGTCACGGGAACCTATGGTGCTAATCCGGCTACAATTTACAACGCAGATGGAAGTACGTTTGGAACTTTGGTAAACAGTGGTTCTGTTGACGTCTTTGTAGTCAAATATAACACGTCTGGAACAGCTCAATGGGCGACGCGTATTGCTGGTTCAACTATTGATATTGGATACGGTATTTCAGTTGATAGAGATGGAAATGTGTACGTCACCGGGTATTATAATTCTATTATTCTTACAATTTATAACGCAGATACGAGTACGTTTGGAATTTTGCCAAACAGTGGTTCTTATGACGCCTTTATAGTAAAGTATAACACGTCTGGAACCGCTCAATGGGCGACGCATATTGGTGGTACAGGTAACGACCCTGGGTATGATATTTCAGTTGATAGAGCTGGAAATTCTTACGTCACGGGGTACTATGGTTCTAATCCGGTTACAATTTACAATGCAGGTGGAAGTACATTTGGAACTTTGTTGAATTCTGGAATTAATAATGCCTATATAGTCAAGTATAATACATATGGAATAGCTCAATGGGCGACACGTATTGCTGGTTCAGGTAACGTCACTGGGGACGGTATTTCAGTTGACGGTTCTGGAAATTCGTACGTCACGGGAGCATATGATTCTAATATGGTTACAATTTATAACGCAGATGGAAGTACGTTTGAAACGTTGACAAACAGTGGTTTTTATGACGTCTTTGTAGTCAAATATAACACGTCTGGAATGGCTCAATGGGCGACGCGTATCGGAGGTACAACTAGTGATATTGGATACGGTATTTCATTTGACATTTCTGGAAATGTGTACGTCACAGGGGTTTATGAATATAATCCGGTCACAGTTTACAACGCAGATGGAAGTACGTTTGAAACTTTGACAAACAGTGGTTTTTATGACACCTTCATAGTTAAGTACTCGTCTTAAAGGCTAACAAGTACTTGTGATTAATGGAGAAATCGATAATGGACATATTTCTACCCGTGATGGAGTCGTCCGTCGTTCTCGCTGCTCACTACGCCAAGGCGACCGGGCGTGATTGTGTCGTGGCTCAGGACATGTGCTACGGGCTCATGTACGCTGC